GAATGCAATATCCCAACAAAATACCTGACTCTTTAGTTACCTATGATTACAATACTAATCATGATTTTGATAACAACACATTCGAATCTAGTGAAGCATTTAAAGGAAATAAGATTAAAGACAATTCTAAATTAGAAAGAATTGCATTGAAAGAAATAATGAAACAACATAGAGTCGTTGTAATTTTACCAATAAGAACTGATATATCAGCAGGTGATGTTATTAAAATGAATATCCCCGAACCTGAAATAACAAGAGGTGAGGACAATACAGATCCAATAAATGATAATAGGTACTTAGTTGTAGATTCATGTCTTACTGGTAATCTTCAAGTGCCTGGATTTTACGGGTCTCTACAATTAGAATGTATTAAAGAAAGTTTTGCAAAAGAAATTACATTAGAAGAAATAGAAACTCTTATTGAGAAATCTGATGGCAGCTATGAGGCGGACTAACATGGAAATATATTACGGAATAGTTGAAGATAGACAAGACCCTTTAAAGGTTGGTAGAGTTCGTGTTCGTGTACATGGAATCCATACAGATGATAAACAGAAAATTGCATCACCTGACTTGCCATGGGCTCAAGTTATGTTACCAACAACTTCTGCAGGGTTATCAGGATTCGGAACTCAACACGGACTCGTAGAAGGGTCTACGGTAATTCTATTTTTTAGAGACGGAAAAAAATGTCAACAACCAGTGGTCATTGGTTCTACTGCAGGAATACCTGCAGGTGGTTACAAAATAGATGCACTTGGTAAAAAAATCAAAAGACAGGTTGAAAAGGGGTTCAATGACCCAAGACGGTTAACTACACATGGGGATAAGGAAATGACCGTTGGTGGTATAACGGGAATTGCATCTGCAGACACAACTTATGACGGAACACCCGATGGGGCAGAGCCAGACCACGCTAGTAAAAGGAACTTTGGTCTTACTGCTGGAGTAGGACTACTTGCAGACGATACCCCACGACCATTATTCACTTTGGATATTAAATATACAGGAGTAGGTTCTACAATAACGGACACTGAAATAACTGAAGATAATTTACCCTTTTATCCTTTATACACGGACAAGTCAGATTTAGCTAAACTTGCTGGAAGTGATGATGAAGTTGATATTGCTGAATTATTGAAAGAAAGAACCATACCAAAAGATAGACTTCTTAGTAAAAAGGAAATAAAATCTCCTGCAAAACCAGTCTACCCTTACAACAAAGTTTTACAGTCAGAGTCGGGTCATGTTTTAGAAATGGACGATACAATGGGTGCTGAAAGACTTGCAATAGCACATAGGTCAGGAACCTTTCAGGAGATTCACCCTGATGGTTCTCAGGTAACTAGAGTTGTTAATGACAACTACACTATTATTTGTAGAAACGAAGAAGTGTTTATTGGTGGAAAGGTTGAGATTAAAGTTCTTGGTGATGCAAAAATTGAAACCATAGGAAAACTAGAACTCAAATCTCTTAGTGACGGTAAGATTGATATAAATGGAAATCTTGACATTGAAGTTGGTAAAAAACTAACCTTATCAGCTGCAGAGCACGTGAAGGTCTTAGCACCTGAATTTAAACCGAACTCATAATTATGACTGAAACAAGTGAAGTTAAACCCGTAGAGGCAGAAATTCCCTCAGCACTAGCGTGTCCTGAAGGGGATATATTTTCCTTACCCACAAAAGACGAAATCGTAAACGCATTTAATAAAATGGCTGCAATCCCTGGCCAAATGCAGGGAAAAGTCCTAGAGATGAAGGCAGAAAGGAAAAAGGAAATTGCAGACTTATACGAGAAATTAAAAGACCCCGACTTAACAGAAGAAGAAACAGCTGCAATATTAGAAGAGATAGATGATAAAGAAAATTTTATCAAGACTCAAATCGAAGGTGTAATACAAGAACAGGTTAATGAGGTTTCAGAAACTGTTGAAGAGTTTGTTGATACACTTGCAGATATACTATCTCCATATTGGAATAAAGAAGGCCCAAATCGTGACTGGCAAAAAGAGGCACGAGATGCCTTTGAAGAATTACTTCAAGAGTTTCACACATACATTCCCACAAAGATTGCAGAAATCATTTCTTCTATAGTTCCCTTTAATTTTTCAGTTCCAATTTTGGGAATACAGATTGATATCCTAAAACTGATTACCTCTCCTGCGTATAAACAAGAGTTGATAGACCAAATTTCAGGTAAGAGTTTTGATTTAGAAATAGCAGAGAAGTTCAAAGAAATAAAAAAGATTAGTGAGGAGATAGACAAACTAGTAGAAGAATTAGCAGACCCCGACATTAGTATGGAAGACCATATAAAGAAAACGGAAGAGTTGGAAGCATTAGCTGAAAAGAAGAAAGCCTTAATGGGAGATATTGGTGACATCTCTGAACTAAAAGATAAATTTATTGATAAATTTTGGCAACTGGTTCCCGAAGAGTTCAGACAATTTGATGGTGAGTATGGTGTAGTTGATAATAAGGCAAAGGCAAAGATAATTTACAACTACATCAAAACTCAAATTAAGAAGTATGTGCAGAATACGATGATGGCAATTTTCCAAGAATTAATCGGTATCTTTGATAAAATTTGGAAACTGTTAGGTTTACCTGATACACCTATTCAACTTCTGACCGACATTATGAGTATGGATATTGCGAAAATAGTAAACTCTGCTATACAGACTCTAAAAGACGAGTGGGAAGAACTAAAAGAAAGTTTACAAACAGATATTGGTAAACTAAATGATAAAATGGATAAACTAAAAGAGGAATTAGCAGACCCTGATATATCTGATGAAGATTATTTTAAAAAATTGGAAGAGTTAGAGGAATTACGACTAGAGAAAAAGGATTTAGAAAATAAGTTATTAGAAGAAGGTGGCAAGTTTAGAAGTCTAATTAGAGAAAAGGTACTAGGACTCAGTATTTTTGGTTTTAGTATAAAAGATATTTTAGGTGTTGATATAGAATCGACTACGGCCTCAATCGAAGAAGAAATTTCAGAAATCCTTTTAGCACTAGAAGACTTCAAAATGAATTGGCATAAGAAGATAATGTTTGATTGGGTTAAGATAGTTAAGAAGTTTCTTAGTGCAATAGGACTGGGTTCAATTTTTGAGATAATGTTCCTAACATGGTGTGACTTCCTAAAACTAATCGGTATGCCTATGAGTATTGATTTAAAAATTCCAGCGATTGCAGGTGTTATAACTGCAGTTGTAGTAGAAACTAAGAAAGACACTAAACCTATTTCAGATAACACTGTGGTTTTGGATGGAGTCCCGTACCTTTCAAGTGACGAGGGAAGTTCATTTGCAACAGGAGATGGAGAAGAAACAGAATATTCTGTTAGTAGTGGAACAGGAACAGTTCACGCATTTGTAACAGCAGGAAAAATTCCTGAAGGGCAACCTAACGCAGGCGATCCACTTGTCACTGAATACGAACACGGAAGTGGAGTAACAATTTTTGGCAACACGGTAACATTTGATACAGCACCGATAGAAGGAGCGTCTGTTTCTATAATTAAGATTTAATTTAGTTGTAGGAGAAGTATAAATAGATATATGGCAATAGATATAACCAATACTAGTAAACAGACTGCAATCTCAGAAAAAGCATATGCAGATTTAGACTTGCTTTTTAAAAAACACCCTCAGACTGGCGATGTTGTTGTGAGAACCGATGCAGAAGCAGTAAAAAGGGCTGTTAAGAACATTATATTAACTAATCATTATGAAAGACCATTCAAACCAAACTTTGGTGGGTCAATAAGAGAATTGCTTTTTGAACTAACTTCAGATAGAAGAATTAGAAAAGTAAAACAGAGACTTGTTTCCATGTTAACTACATTTGAACCAAGAATCCATAGAGTCAGGGTGAGTATCAATGGAGTAGATAGAAATGAAGTAAGTCTACAAGTACACTATTCAATTAAAAACGGTGTTGCTAACCAAGCAATAGAAATGACATTAACAAGGGCAAGATAAAATGGCAATTAAGAGTTCACAAATAAACGTTACCGATTTAGACTTTGATGATATTGGAGAAAATCTAAAAGCATATCTACAAGGTCAAGATAAATTAAAAGACTATAACTTTGAAGGTT